ACCTGCCGAATAATCAGGCAATGTACCTTGTATTCCTAAGACATTAATTCCTTGTCTTATATTTTCAGATAAAAGAGTCGGGGCTTTTAAAAATACCCAGTTGGCACCTTCAATCAGGTATCCGCTTGGTATTCGCACGACCAAGCCTCGCCCAGCTATAGGATGGTCTATAGCATGACCTTGGTCGCCCCACGCATAGAGCATATCCAAAAATCCTGAACCGACAACATTCCATATCGGTATGCTACCCTGTACTTTTGCTATATTCTTATCAGATCGAATGTTTTCAGGTCTTAAATCAGATGCAGGCATAAAAACAAATGCAACGCTATTGTCAAGTGCATACTTTTTAGCGTCTTCGGGTCTCATAGATATGATAATACCTCTGCCCTTGTTCGGGCTGTCTATAGCACCACCTTCGCCCCATTGATCACTTCTGTTATATGCAAACATAACAGACAATGATATATCACTATTTGCTGATAATAACTGCATAGTTCCCTCCAACGCTTCATCATTACTATCAGCGGTAAGTGCTGTCTTACCTATCAATACATCAGCTCTTACAGCGGTTGTATCCTCTGATTGAATACCTCCGCCCCCCTTTTTAATCAAACAAATTGCCATGCCCCTACACCCCCTTCAGTGCTATATAGAATGAAAATGCAGGTTTTTTGTTAAAACACTTAACTCTTATTTTTCCATCCAATGTTTCAATAAAATCTACTTTTGAAAACTGTTTATTTAACGCCCTTACAGCTTCCGAACTTTCATTACCGGATAAATGCAAAGCTACTATCGGCGTATCCGTAGACAATATTCCCGGCACATCAATTTCCTGTGTAAATGGTGCTGTGTTACTCCATTTACTTACATCCAGTAACACATACCTCACCTCTTGCAGGGCATTCAATGTCTTTGTTATAGCGTTTACATCTTCAGCTCCAAATGTATCACCTTGCACAGTATAATTAGTACTGTCTATAATTTCATATTTACCGTCTCCTCCCTGCATCAAAGTGTATTTCCTATTGCCCTCAAAAACATCATCTTTGTAATTTGTTTTTAGTGCCATCTTACCTCCTGTTTCCTATGCTTTTTCTTCCCAAAGAAAAAGACAGCCTTTGCTGCCCACTTAAAGTACTTTCATACATATCACCCAAGTCCTTGAGTATTTTCTCTATATCATTAGCCTGATAGATACTATCATAAGTAATTCTTACCGGTGTTTGGGGTGTTGATATTTTAGTATAATACGCCGCTCTCAACTTATTGATATTATCAAGCATTCTGGCCATTTCCGACTCTGTTCTGAAGTCTTCCATAGCCCACACTTTTGTATTGATACTTACGCCAAACAGGTTTGCTAAATGCTTACAAGCCTCTTCTACTCTGTTCAAGTCTGTATAAGCTATATAGGCTTTATCAGTATCGTTTATTAAGTCATCTACAGTTCTATCAAAGATTAAAGTGTTCAGTATAGTACTCATCTTATCACCGCCTCTGCCGTAATCTCGTTCCTGCTGAATTTAAAATCAAGCTTAGTAATTATTCCTTGTCTCTTACCTTTGAAAGTGTCAAGTTCAACCAAATCTCCAAGCTCATGATTATCAACCACAAGCCTACAAGATATGCTTTCATTCTTTATACAATCGTTATAGATGCGTTCAAGAACCTCTTGCATATTTTCCTTTGTAACCAGTGTGGCTTTCTTTACCTCAGCAATATTCCTATTATGTGTTACTCTATCATTATCCTTATTTATGTTAAAAGTATTATGTATGTACTTTTTACCCGATAGCACCACTTGAACGCCTGTTCCACTTATACGAGCGTAGTTATCTCCCTGCTCTGTAATACTCCCACCATGAATAGTTAAAGAGTGTATAGGCTCACTGAACTCTATCTTAGTATTGCCTACTAAGTAACCTTTAAAAAGCTCCATAGTTTCGTCACCTTTTAGGTATTCATGTACCGCAAGTTTTATGCCTGTTATTACATCACTGTGAGAGAAAGACAACTTAGTAAACAATTCCTCTTGCTTTATCTGAGCTATGTCGGTAGTTCGCATAGGATACAGATATAAATTTCTATCATAACTTGTATCCACTACCGCTCCTATCGCAAAAGCTAACTGCTGTAACGCTGTCCTTTTTGAACAAATCGGTAAGTATCCGCTTACTAATTTATTTTCAAGTGCCGTATCTATAAAGTGTGGTATACCTTCATCCTGCATTATAGATTCCAAAATCTGTTTTGCCTTTACTTGATCATATACACCGCCCATAAACTTTGTACCATCAAGTATACCTATAGCGTCATGTGTTTCCATTGAGTACACTGCATTACTTAGTTGCTTACCGTCTTTTAAGTAGAATATTCCCAAAATAGCCTCGTCAAAATATAAAGTCTGCTTCTGCTTTTTCTGAAACTCAAAATCATAACCCATCTTATCCCTTACAGAATATTCCATAGTGTTTACGGATATTTCTTTTGATGTTCCATCAATCTCTACCAAGCAATCTATACTTTCAATCTCATCATCCTTAAAAATTCTTATAAGCCCCCAAGTGATCCCCGTAAGGAATGCGTTTCTAAAAGGTTTACTTGTCTCAAGAAAGGTAATAACGACCCTGTTATAGAAATCTACAACACCATAGCAAAAATATTTATAACTATCAGGATTATACTCCTGTTCTTTTAACAAAGTATTATCCGAATACCATTTTATATTTACCTTACTACAATAGTCCTCACTGTAGTTATTAAACTCAAGACTTATTCCTACACTTGAAAAGTTTTTCGTAAATCTAAATTCCAAAGTAGGAGGATTTGCAAATCTTCCGGAACTGTCCGATACACTTCTACTTATGTATCCCATGTGCTCAAGAGCACCTGGAGTATTTACATAAGTCCCGTCAAGTTTAGAATATCGTGGCAAACACATGGCATAATTAGGATACTCAACTACCTCTTTAAGATTTTCAAGTATCACAAAATCCTTTTTATCCGCTGAGCTTATAGAACTATCCTCTTTTGCTCCCAATGCTATATCATCATAGACTATCTTTAGCCCCCCGGCATTTGACATTCTTTGGTTTCTGATAGCTGACAGCCATATGTATCTATACGGCTTGCTTGTCTGCAAAAACTCAATTTTTACAGTGTCAAAAAGCTTTACTTTAGCCGCACAAAAATAGTCAAAAGATGTCGGATTATATTCTTCTGCCTTTACAAGTGTACCATCTTTTAGCCAACTTATTTTTAGTTTCTTTACATAATCACCTGATAAAAGGTTAAATCTAAGCTGTATACCGTTGCTTGTCTTTAGCCTGTCATACCTAACAGTAATTGTTGGTACATCGGCAAAATTACAATTGTCATCTGATAAACTGCTGCTGATATACCCACTAAGCCCGTAAGGTATACTATCCGGTGCGTTCGTGTAATCTCCATTTAACTTAGAATATCGTGGCAGACAATACGCAAATCCCTGCATAGAATTCTCGGCACCAAATAAAGTATCAAGAGTAGAATATGGTTTTTGATTATTCGTCTCTGTTTGTATATCCCATCTCATTATCTTCTCCTTTGTGGCTCAATTGCTATGAAATTTATTGCCAGCCCGTCATAAGCCCATATGTTTTTTCCTTTTCTTATCCTTAGATTGTCTTCACCTTGAGTAACATATGCTGTAAAGCTTAATGTTTCATCTCCAAAAGGTAAAACAATATTATGTTTGCTATTATTTGGATTTGATATAGCTTCATAAAAATCATTGTAGGATTTCATGTCATTTTCAAAAGGTGCTACTTTCAATGTATAGTTATAAAAAGTACCTATTATATCCCTATGCATACTATAATCTGCTACTCTTCCTGAGTTTTCCGTATCAGTTACAGCAAACTTTCTTTTAAGCTCAAGTATGTTTATGTTGTATTTAATACCGTTAAGGCTAAAAATATTCTGCATTATGATCCTCCTACTACCACAAGACTAATACCTTGCCTTGTATTCTCCTTATCAAGTTCAGGTTTTAATTCTCTTACAAGACTTGACATACTCCCTTTGCAATTAAGTACAATCTGTATAGGTCTTTCTGTGTCAAGCTTATTTATTACATCATTTAATCTTTCCAATATATTTTCCGTATTATCTGTTTCACTGTATGAGAACACTTCACCTGCTCTTGGAGGGATAACTTTTCCAAGTGCAACATCAGGGAAGTAGTTTTTCGCATTTGGAATATTAAAACCTACAGGAATATTTATATTTATCTTGTCTGTTAAACCTTGTATACCTTCAAGCCATTTTTCTATAAATGTCTTCGAAGTGTCCGCTTTGTCTTGTAATCCCTCGTTAAAACCTTCTACAACAAAACCGGCTATTTTCATAAATACTCTTGAAGGGGAATGTATATCGAGTTCTGATTTAGCTTCTGCACTTAACTCTGCTGCCCATGTTCTTATTGCGTTCTTAGCAAGATGTGCAAATGTATTGATTCCTTTGGCAAAACCTTCATTTATCCTTTTTGCCATATCATAAAAACTTTTATACAAGCCTGTTTCGCCGGTAGTATTAGCATCACCCCAAAACCATTCTCGTACTCCCTTTGACCAAGTTTCCATAGGGGTCTTTACATCTTGATTGCTTGTATTTATCTTATTCTTAAATGCGTTAAGGATATTTTCAGCAAATTTAGTCCATGAAGCTTCGTTTACTCCTTTGGCATTACCTTCTCCTACAAACCACTTTCTTGTATCATCTGCCCACTTCTCAATACTTGACTTGTTTTCCTGATAACTTGAGCTTATTTTACTTCCAAAAGCTTTTATAATATCACCGGCAAATTTAGTCCATGAAGCGGCATTTATACCCTTGCTTTCTCCTGAACCCATGAACCAGTTTCTAATATTAGAAGCCCATCCTTCCATAATACCTTGAGAATTCTTTTGTTTAGCGGTTACAGACTTATTAAAACCATCCATGGTACTGTTAGCCCATTTTTCTGATTCTGTAGAATTTCCTCCTGATATACCAAGTTTACTAGAAAACCACGATACTACACCGCTCGCCCAGTCTGTTATTACTGTCTGGGCGTTACTTTTCTTATTTTTCACACCTTCATTG